ACATTTTCCCGTCAGACTTTAGATAACAAGCCTCGCCTATGGACAGGGCCTCGCCCGCAGTGAACGTAGCTGTCGTTCCGCTGCACTTTGAGTCGGCAGGCGACGAATCGAAATGGACATAGCCATCGACGGTGGCATTATTGAGGGCACCACTCGCGCCGATGTCCTTGTTGGCGTCAACAGTCACAACTTTGCTTGCGACCACTACTCCAACAGCAGCACCAGTGTCTGAGTAGTTCAACTCAGCAGTCGTTGCCGTTACATCATCGAGAATGTTTAGTTCTGACGCAGTGGCCGAGACGGCGGTATCACCGATTACGAGCTTGCCGTCCGGGATGATAACCTGCTGTGTTTCGTTGATCGTCAGAGCAGTTGTGAGTGCGGACCCGGTGTGCGTTGAGAGAATCAACTTGCCCTTGGTGTCGTCTGATGAGCCGCTGTGGCTGCCTTCAATCTGAACTAGCGCCGCGTCGGCGTGGTCTTCAAATATGATCTTGGATTCGCAGCCGCCTTCTGAGTTTTCAGCCGTGCTGTTCTTCAGTGTCACGTAGGGCGCGGTGCCCTTCATCTGAAGCTGCGTGCCCGGTGCGTTGTCTCCGATGCCGACTTTGCCGTCTGAATCAATTCGCATTCTTTCGGCTGAATCGTCATGGAAGATCATAACGCCACCAGAGGCTGCGTTTTGAATAATCATCTCGTTGTTGTCTTTTTGGACTATGCTACAGAAGGAGGTGTCTGACTGAATGCGGAGTTCAACCTCGCCAGATGCTCCATAAACATGAAGGTTTTTCGCCGGATTTGCTATTCCGACCCCAACGTCACCCACGAGCGCAGCATCACCAACCACATGGAGCTTGTCTGCGGGAGCGTTTGTGCCGATCCCGACGTTTCCGTCTTTATCGATCCGCATCCTTTCGGTGGTATCGTCGTGGAATATGGTGACACCATCAGTGGCTGCGTTTTGAATTATAAGCTCGTTGCCTGAGTCCTTGTGAACGATCGAAGAATAAGACAAATCAGACTGTATCCGAAGCTCGACTTCTCCTGATGCTCCATAAACATGAAGGTTTTTCGCTGGAGTCGCAGTTCCAACACCCACTTTCCCGGTGTCGCCTTCAACAACGAGGCTCGTGTTATCGACCTTGAAGTCGTCGCCCGCGTCATCACCTAGGGTGACTTTGACAGTGGTTGCTGAGTCGGAGGTGATCTCGTCGAGGGCTACTGAGCCGACATCGACGATATCCTCGTCCTGAAATGCGATTGTAATTCCTGATCTAACACCTGATGATGGCATGGTTTCCCCTCCTACCCTAGCTCACAAACCAGGCGTAAAGACTCTTAGCGTCGGTATTTGTCGCAGGATCACTCAAATTCACATCAACCCGACCTTCTCCGAATGGATGATCGAGGACGAAATGGGCCATGCAGTTATTGGCTGCCCCGGTCAGTGCGCTTGTGTTTACCTGGAATTCCCGAAACGTACCGGACGGATCCTTGATCATGAGCTGGATGTCGCCAATGGCAACTGCAATAGAACAGTAGACGTAAACCGCTGACCTACTTGCCCCTCTTCTGTCGCGAAAAGTGCTAGACGAATTGTCTTCGACCTCGTTTGCGTCTAACCTAAGCAGGGTTCCACTGTTAACTCTATCGACCATATTTCCCCCAGGCACTACATGTTGTGCCTACTAATCTGAACCGTACCATATATGGTATTGGCTATCTAGTCTTCACGCTCCAACAAATCCTTGCCTATTCGAGCGACCTTTCGTGCAGCCTTCGTCGCTTCCCTTACTCTCCCCCGTGCGTCTAGGACCTCTTCTCCAGGCAGAGTCATATAGACGGGGAAGGGCATTGTTCTGCTCAGCCCCAGGAATTGCTGCTTTAGATCCTTCCTCTCCCGACCCCGCACGTAAGGACGCTCACCGCCAAATAGAGGATAGACCGCAGCAGCCTCAGCCCCTCCAGCCTCCTCAAAGAACCAAGAGTTGAGGAATGAGATCGAGTTAGGGTTAGCCATAATAAAAGGCAAAGCGTGTTTAGTGAACCAAGGGAGCCCCATTACTTCAGCCCTCGCCGCAGTTCCAGCAACAGGAACCAACTCTGCGGCCTTCTCAAGGCTGGCGAAAAACTCTTTCACGTACGGAATATCAGGAGCTACAAAACCAGCAGGAAGGAGACCCGCCCCGCCTGAGTACTCTTCACCTGTGAATGCGCTCCGCTGAAACCAAGCCTCGTAGAGCCCCTTGAGTAACGGCTGGACGCTTTTCTTTAGGTAGTCCGCGTCAAGAGGGTTCATGTGTCCATCTTTATTAAAGCCCCGAAGCCCTACCACTTCGGATGGAAACACCGCAGATTCACTAATAGGGTCTCGGCCAAGCATAACCAAACCCGCCCCCTCAGGGAGCTTCGCAGGTTTGCCGCCAATGAGAGGCACGGGGTAATGGTGAAGGATGTTGTCAACCACCCAGTCTCCCACTGAACCTGCGCCTCTGATTGCTTCCTGAAAACGTTTAGGAATGTCATATGTTACCCTGCCCGTAACGTGTCGTCCGAACTCGCCTAGATGAATGTACTTCCCCCGTTCCCCTACATACTCTCTCGGTCGTCGTTGTAGCGGGTCTGACGGCTCTAGCGTTTCAGCATCGAGTTCAGGAGAACCAAAGGCGGCATAAGCCTTATGAATGCTGGCAATAGGAACAGGATTCCTTGTGGCTATGCGTGCAGTCGCCTTGGGAGCACGAACCATCCACGTCGCAAACGGGTACACCCATCGCAATAGAGCCAATCCCTTGCCGGGGTTTGAGTAATCCAGTATGGTCGCAAAGGCCCTAGCAACAGCAACACCGGGAGCATCGCCCAAGCTAAGTCGCCACATAAAGTGCCCTAACTTAGAGGAGCTTTCCCATGCTCTCGCTATTCTCTCTCCAGGCACAGGAACGATATTCTCAAACAGAAACGCAGCACCGCGGACAGCCTCGCCGGAATAGTGAAGAGGATCGAACTCTAGCTCTTTTGCTGCCTTCTTGTATTCTCCCTTGCGTATAAATTCTGCCTGCCTCTTTCTCGCGCCAGCCCGCACGGCTTTCTTGATTTCCCTTGCACGGCCCTTCCTCCCTCCTCGACCAACTCTCTCTAGTCGCTGAATCGAAAGATCAACATCAACAGGGAGACCATAGCGTCGTGCAATGAACAGGATCTTGTCCTCAAGAGAGCCATTAAGCGCTCGTCTATACATTCCCTCCTGCCCCGGAAGTATCCCACGCGCTCCAGCAGGCGAAGGGGCCACTGGAGCCCCCGGTCCAACGACCGTAGCTGCCCGGTGTGGCGCTGGCTTAAGGGTTGCCATAATGGCGTCAACGTTCTCCTCCATTCTCTTGACTGCTGGTACGTGGAGCCCTTCAATTGCTTCAGCTACCTTGCGTACGCCAGGCACTCGCCGATAAGGAGAAAGTAGTTTGCCTCCTTGCAGCATATTATAAGCGTTCAGGTTCCAACCCATCGCGTTGATGTTCCCATCGGCTATCTGCATGGTTACATCGTTGACTGCGCTTAGCGCATGATAAGCCAAGCGTTTCACGAGGACGCCTGTCTTCCAGCGGTTAAACATCCAGCTTATGCCGTCGAGAGACTTTATCGTCAGTTGAGTCATCCGACCCTGGCCTCCCCGTGAGCGTAGAAAGTTGCCAAGGGAGTTGAAGGTATTGTCGAAAGAGCCCCTAAGGAAGTTATATAGGTGAGGGGGGACTTGCACCGGGCCATCTGGTCCTTGAAGGACGGACATCTTGCCGAAGACATGCCTTCCTTCTCTTGTTACCTCTTTGCCGAACTGGCGGATAATCTGATCTTCCAGCCAGACCGCAGCCTCGCCTCTAGCGATCTTTGCGGCATACTGAGGAACAGCTAGGTTAGGATCTGCCGCTGCCTTCATGAATGACTCGTCAAGATCACCCACTGACATGCCCGGCCCCTTTCTCGAAGGGTGTGTCGTGGGCATTCTGAACTCGTTGAACCAAGGGCTCCTTGCTGCTTCAGGAAGTTCGACTAAGAGACCATAGTTGTTGGCGTATAAACGAGGATAGTACTTCCCACTGACTGGGTTATACGCCATCTGTCCCCGCTTCAAAAAACCAGCCTCAACTGCTTCACCATAAATCTCGTGAAAGAAGTTCTCTAAATCATCAACGTAGTCTTTCTCGGTCTTGCTTAAGGTCTTGCGAAAGCTGGCTACCTCAGCCTTCGCTCTCTCCAGCGCCTTCTTTCCAGAGGGGATCTTGGGGTCAAAGATGTGCTGCACGATCTCCATGCGCCTTGCGGCTGAGTCGGGAGCGTTACGTGAGATGTTCTTGAATCTCTGTACAATCTGGTCCTCGCGAAGAACACTAGAGGAAAGACTGATGCGCTGAACCATCTTCAGGAATCGCCTGTCTGGATCGAATAGATCGAAGACAGCTTCGTGCCCCTTGAATAAACGTGAGGGAGCATTCAGCCCCGAGACTATCTGCTTTCCTAAGGGGCCCTCAGCAAACCTGGTCTGCTCTAGCTTCCCTATCGCCTTCGGCCCAAGACCATAAGCGTACTGCGCCATTTTACGAACAACATAAGGGTCTGAGATATAAGTCGCTCGCGGACCAATGCGGCGCAACATACCGTCTACACCCCTGAGGGCTTCACTTGTAGCTTTCCTCGTAACGGCACCGAGGATGGGTACCTCATTAGGGAGAAAGGTCGGCAAATCAGCGCCGAAGAACTCACCCCGTCGCCCAAATGCCCGTATCGCGTCATGAGCCGTGAGCCCATTAGCCTCGAAGCGAGGAACGATGCGCTTCATAATGTTAGGGTCGTCAGCATAAGGAGCCAGCTCAAGCATGTCATTGACGACCTTGCCCATGCGTGGGTCCTGCGAACCGCCCGGGAGGCTCTTTCTCGCTATTCGCATAGCAGAGCGGAGAATGTTGGCTCTAGATCCAGCATAGAGGTTGCCCTGAAAGGCTGTCTTGCCCTTCATTCCCCAGAGCCAGGGCATATACATGGTCCAGTCAACCTCCATCATGAGGGCCATGTTTCTCGTGTCGATGCCAACTCTCTCGCGTGTCTCCTCCATGAGCTTCCAATCGACTTTCTGTCCCGCCATAACATCGGTCATGACGCCTACGCCTGTAACAAATGCGCCGAGAACGTTTTCACCAAAGACGTCACCGATAAACTCTGGTGCCTTTATCAGCATCTCGGCCATGGCGTTGCCCCTTTGCGCCTCTCTTGCGATACCATGGGCCCACTTGTTGGGATCCTCAGCTACGCGGGCGGCCTCCTTTTTACCGAGGATCTTTTCAGCCGAATAGTCACGACCAGGCTTGCCCGTCCAAGAATCGATCCACTCTAGAAAGCCCATTGCGCCTGCCCACATCTCATCAGTAAGCGATTCCTGGCCAAGCTCATCTATCATGTCGTAGTAGCGGTCGCTTTCCTTGTTCATCTTTCGGTCTGCCGCAAGGTCCGACAATTTCTTCAGCGTATTCTGTAGTGACTCAACCTCCTGTATCTGCTTGTCGAGCATAGCCGATCTATCGAGAAGACCCGCGTCATCTGCCTCGTCTCTTCTGTCCTTCAGCACATCTATCGTTGGGCTTCCATGAATAGCTCTCTCTAGCTGAGGGAGTAAATGGCGGATCCTCTGGCCTTGGGCATCGAGGTGTCGAGTAGGCACCCGCAACTTGTCACCACCAAAAGTGGCACCCCAAGCGGCATCCAGAAAACCTCGTGGTGCCTTCAGTTTCTCGATCTCTTCCAAGGCCCGTTTAGGGAGCGGTCTCTTTCGAGTTGTTGTTAGTGGTCGCTGAGTTGTTGACCCGCGAAAGGGTGTGGGGATAGGCATCTCGCGGTTAAGTTTTTCCTGGAATTTCCTTAGGGCGTCGTCTTCTGCTCTGGTTGGAGGGGCCTCTATTGATGGAGGCTCTCCTGCGGGGGGAGCTGGAGCCATGGTTGCTGGGTCAGGAGGAGGAATGCCTTGCGGCATATCCCGGTCAAGCTCTTCTTGAAACCTCTTTAGGGCTTCTTCTTCTTCCTGTCCCGGTGTGGTCATTGCCCCCGAACACCCTTGGCTAATTGATTCACGTACGCCTGTACCGATGAGTGAGTACCGGGCTTAAAGTGCCACGCCCCCCATCCCCGCTCGGGCTCTCTCAGTAGCCCATGCCACGTTCTTGCCCTCATAGGCTTCCCGTCGCTGCCCACTACTGCGTATGGAATGACATTCTTAGCTGGGACCTTTCGCATAAAGAGGACCTCCCCTGGCATCAGTTTTGTCATGAAGTCATTATAGTCAGTCACTTGTTTGTTACTGAGGATTTGCGATTTTGCCTCGTCAGCCCAAAGCCGCCTTTTGTAGTCATGTATCCAAGTGTCTGTAATCACCCCCTTGCCAGAGCGCTCGTCAACGTTGTTCCAATCTCTATCGATGCTAATAGTCGCTGATGAGAATTTGGCGGCCTTTTCGGCGCTGGTCATCCTTCGGCCTCGTTCCAGCTCCCGGTTAGCGACGTTCTGGGCCTCTCTCCTCAGCCTCAAGTCCCTCTTTTGCACATTTCTGATATCGATAGCGCGGAGCCCTTCTTCCGGCGCATTGATCACCGCATGGTGGCGAGAAAGGGCATCAGGATCTCCCTTGATGAAGTCCTCTCGGTGTTTTTCAAGGTAAGCCGCCACATCCCAGTGGCCCTTGTTCTGGGCAGTGCCGTGTAGACTTCTGTATCTGGCCAGCCCTTCCATGCGTCTCCTTTGCTTCTTCTCCCTACCGAGTCGCGCCTTCAGTTCTTCGGCTCTTTTGCCCTCGGTGACTGTTTGTCTGCGACTCCATTCTCTTTGCTCGTATGCTCGATTGGCGCTCAGTTGCTGAGCCCTATGGGCGCGATCGGCAGACCTTTCGTAGCTACGAGAAAATGCCTGTGGATCGAATGTACGTGCAAATCCCTCAACGAGATTGCCTGCTCCCTCTCTTGCTACCATAACCTATCCTTATGTCTGTATTGGTCCCTGGTCGTACACCGGGGAGAGTGGTGCGTAGTTTGGCCCAGGTCGCGTCTGTGGCGGTCCCACCGCTCCAGGTGCTCCAGGTACTGATTTCTGCCCTAGTTGAGTCATAAAATAAGTGCCCGCTACGCCGAGACCCATGCCGCCTAGCTGCCACAAGCGATCTTCAAGCGTTGGCATGTTGAGTTCCTTCTGTAGTCTTGCGAGTTCTTTTCTTCCCTCTTGCTCTGCATTGAAGAGCCACTTGTTACGCTCAAAAGCTGCGTTAGCCATGTCCGTTGCTATCTCTCCCTGTAGGAGCTGCTGATTCCACGACATCTCTGACTGGAAGAGAGCTATCTGGACGCTGAGATTATGAGCACGATCGGCCATCTCTGAACGGAATGCGGCCTCATCAACCGCAGCAGCGCCCATTGCACCAAACTCAGTAGTCGTACCTGCCATCTGGCCTACTGTTGCGCCTCGTGCGCCCATCTTCTCTGTAAGCCCGCGAAGACTGCGACTCACGCTGGCTTGTACTCTTCTCGCTGCATTTGCCGCATTAGCCTCTTTCTCTTCGTCTGATATCGGCTGTGGCGCATTCTCGCCAGGACTCCACGGTCGTTGCTCACTGGCAGGTGGTGGGGCGGGCTCTTCTCCAATGTCAGCCTGATCACTTCTTAGCCACGCGTCAGCCGCAGCATCGTCTCCATCGAAAAACAAATCCGCAAGTTTAGTAGTCAAGCTCTCGCCTTCCTCTAAGCCAGGAATACCCAGTTCGTCCCATTCGCGAAGCTGCTCCTTTGTTACTCCGCTGCTTGCTAAAAGCTCATCCAGTGAAAAACCTTCAACCGCCGCTTTTTGAGCCCCCTGAAAGAAGGCAATAGCCGCACCCGCGCCCGCTGCGCCTGCTGCCGTGATCCCTGAAGCAGTTAATCCCATGGGTGCAGGAGCGAACTCGTACTGCTGCGTTTCCTCGTTCCAGACGGGAAATTCCCACTGCTGCGTTTCCTCATTCCACGCAGGAGGGTTGTCGCCTAGGCCGGACCACTGGTCGTCTTCTGTTCCAACGATCCCGTCATCGCCCGCGTTATTTTCCCAGTCCTCGAAACGCGGATCACGGTCAATCAGAGCATTCAAAGGCTCCTGAGCGGTTTGTTCTTCATACCTGGGGTCTGATTGTGCGGATTTGGAATGAAAATCCTCCCCTCCCAGTCCTAGAAAGCGCCGCTGTGCATCCGAGAGGTCGGGATTGAAGCGCGGATCGGCATAAGGATCGACATAAGGAACTCGACCCTGCTCGTCCCAAAGCCCGGCCTGGCGAGCCCTGTCGGACGCTTCAAACATGGTTCGAGCCCGAGGAATAGGGGCTTCTCCTGCGGGCTGTTCGCGGGGTCGGGTCTGGCCTTCCCGGCGATACATGCCGACGTGACCAGGCTTAGCCGACTGTAAGCCCAGGCCCCCTGACCGTGCGCGCCCTGGGGCGTCCGTTACGTCGCCAGGACCAACACTGCCAGTGCGTCCGCGAATGTTTGGATCCCTGTAGGACATCTCAGACCAGCTTTGTGCCTTGGGGTCGTGACTGCTCGGTGCTCGTCCTAGTGACCACGGACGACTAGAGGGGGCGTCAGTAGAGCGCACATCAACGCCTCCACCCATCGCGTAGCCTTGCGGCGGTTGTCTGGGGTTATAGGTGTTATTACCAGCGCTAGGCATCTGCCCCCGAGTGAGGTAATCAATGGGTCTTCGAGTGGTATAAACTCTTCGTGGTTTACCGGGCATTAGGGTACTAGCTCCTCTTTAATCCAAAGGGTGACACTCAGACCAGCAGCTGTTATCGTGCCAGAACTAGAGCCTCCCACCTTTATCTCTACCACATCCTCGTTATTCAGCGGCAAGAGAGGTGTGTCAACGGGGTTGGTGTTCTGAATAGACAGGTAACCGGCCGCCGTTATGTTCTGCGCTCCAGTGCCAAGTGTAGTGCCACCAACTATGATCGTTATCGTTGGGTGATCGACGCTAGACTTTGAGTTACAATAAACCTCTGCCCTCACTAAGTAGGCTCGTCTGCCTGGCTTCAGCAAGACCTTATGCTTTAGCAGCGTGACTGGATCTTCGGGCAGCGTATATTCTGTCACTGCGGAGCTGAAGTTGGCAGCGGAAGTAATAGGCAAAAGCATCCACGGTCCCCAGGCATAGAGGGCATATCGGTCGGAGAGCTGCGTTGAGGTAATGCCTGCCGTGGTAGCGATGTTCGCAGTGGTGATCTGATCTATAGCAGCAGTTAGGTCGTCGAAGTTCTGATCTACGTTTTCGCCCGTGATCGGGTCATTCGTCATTGTGCTAAAGTCGTACGTTACTTTCGTCATGCGTCTTCCGTCCCGTGACCCAGCATCCTAACCCCCGCGAAGGAGCGCAAGACTACATAGGGCACATAAGTCGAGGCTGGTTGAGTCGTGATTGTCTGAGCAAATGCCCCTGTTGCGCTGCCTGTAGAGGCTGTCTTCCATGCCGATCTCATCGTACCCTTCGCGAATCCGAACTCAGGGCAAAGCAGTTTTGCTTTCGCGCCTGAAGCCTGGAATCCAAGGAAATAATACCCTACCCTTGGATCAAGGAACAACTCTTTAGTAGGGGTAATTGAGTATCGTTTTGCGTCAGTGTCCGTTAGCCCTTGAATGCCCAGGGTCCGGTAAAGCTCCAGCTGAAACGAGGCTGCTACCGGATTGCCCTTGTCCAATGCTGGAGGCACTGCTCTGTAGATAGCAAATGCAACCTTAGTGTCGTCGTCTGTGTCGGTAGTCTTGGCAACGAAAGAGGCACGGTAAACCCGCATGGCTCTAGGTAGCCGAAGTGGCACCACCCAAGTCTTGTTCGCGTCGTCATCTGAGTGAGTCGCGACCATGGTGACGTTTCTGCTCGCCGGAACAGTCTCGACTTCCATCAGTTCACCGCCGCCAAAGGTCGTCGAGGGACTTGCCGCTCTTTCGACAGCTCGAAGCCTCCGATCTAGATTGTCGGCAGTTCGAGGCTTCATCTGCGACCCCTTGCTCCAAGCGGGCGAACGAAAATCACTGCCGAGTTTAGCTCCCAAGAGCCGCTCCCACTGATCTCGTATTGGATCGTGTGCCCCCTTGCACTCGTTGGCATGTTCAGTCTGACTGTCTTGGTACGCGAGTCTCCCCACTTTGCGGTCTCCCATTCCCCGGTGCCCCACACATCAAGACTGGCATCAACCTTCAAAGTTTTGGAGAGAGCGCTGGATGATTCGCGGGAGTTTTGCTGCCGGTCTGTGTAAGTGTTAACAGTCACAGTATTGGTGCCCATGTTCTTCATGTCCAGCGTCAGCGCGACAAAACTACTCTCTCTTCCCGCCGCACCAAGAGGCGCAATCGCAATCGACCGGGCAACCCCCGTCACTGCCGTACCATCATCCGTGCCACTCTTCGTGAACTGAGCGACATGACCGTCATAGGTGCCAATGAGCACCCTCTCGTTGCCGTTTTCGTCATAATCAGTCGCTAATGACGCGACACCATATGGGGCGGAAAACACCCACCACTGCTTTCTCATCCAATCGAAAACCAGTATGCGGTTATTCCTATCACTGCCAGAGGCAGGAACAGCTAAGTAGTACTTGTTGTCCGTGAGTGACACCGTTGCACATGCGTCGTCCATCGCAGAACGATTCACCCCATCAGGGAGCACACGTCGCCAGTCTTCAAGGATGGGCACGGGCTCGTTCCCGTTGAACATATAGACACCGTCAGCAGCAGCACCAATGAGCGTCGATGAACCTGAGATAGATATCCGCTCCACCGCATGGTGAGAGACAAAGCCTACCCCGTGAGAGGCACGATGGAATCCGAAATTACCCCGCGCATCAGCAGGACCGGAAGCGAAGATGGCGCTAGAGGTGAAGACAAAGAGCTGATCGCGAAGCGTAGCCATGCCCGTGATCGCGTTATTCTCATCGTCTCGAACCTGATATTCAAAGTGCATAGGCCAGATATCGTTGTAGAGAACCGGCATACTCCAGGCGACAATGTTCGTGTTTGGGTCTGCGACAACCAGACGACCCATGTAATCTACAACGTATGCACCCAAGGGAGGGGCAGGACGAAAGATAGCATTTGCCGTCATTAGATTGTTCAGCTGTGTGCCCTCTCCGTATTCCGACCCCCACCATTCCTGTGGCAGCTGACCGGCCAACTCCTTCGCTGCGTCACTACTGTCGTCTGCAACTAACTCTCGAAGCCTGCGACCATCGTAAGCGAGAAGCGGGCTTTCGCCATTCGCAAGGATAAGGCGGCCTGTCATTGAGTCGTATGCGCCGCACCATCGCTTACCTCCAACTGTAGACCATCGAAGCTCTCGACCGATCTCGAAGTTGGGCATCTGAAACGTCGTCACATCTGGGTCTTCAGCATAGCCTAGGCTACTACCGTCTACAGGCGTGATCTTGTGCTCATCGTGTGACGCTATCTCCCAGTTGCGAGTCGCAGTAGCACCAGAGCCGAAGGTGTAAACCACAGGAGCATCAAAGCGAACATGGGCATGAGGCGTATAAATGGCGAACACATCACCAGCTGCTGGTGCTGCACTGAACGCTGGATAAACGGTGTAGCCATTGGTGCCGTCATAGCTGACTATCTCCCTCTCTTCTCCTGCCGCAGGACCAGAGCCCCCTGCCGTGGTTACTCGAAGACGGCAGTTCTCGAAGTCGTCAGTGATCGCCAACGAGACCGAGTCGTTGAGCTTGACTGTTGTGGTTGATGGTGTTGCCGTGGGCACTAAAGCCTGAAGAACAATCGACCCGAGAAACTGACCCTGCTGTGGCTCAACAGCGCTTGCCAGCCAAGCATAAGTAAGCTCATTCAGGTTCTCATCGAGGAATGTCTTCTTGCGTTTCTCTAGAACTGATGCCGTCCCTAGCGCAGCGGGCCAGTCGCCACCACCCCAGTCAGTGTTGGTTTTCGTCCCTATCGTTGCCGCGCCTTCATCGAGGACAAGAATCGCTGTCTCGGCTTTGGTCTGGTCATTCGTATGGTAACCCAACTGAGCACCAAGCTCGACACCGCGACGAGTGACACCACCACGACGGGCACGATCGGTGCCTATCACCAAGACCGCACGGTCCTTAAGTTTCACGGGAAACAGTCCGTTCACTGGTGCAAGTTTGAACACCCTAACGCCTGGTGCATCTATCTTAGACCCAGAAAGCATCGTTGTCGTTGCGCCAACGGTTTTGACCGTAAGGCGAACGTAGTACTTTGTGATCGAGTTTACAGCTGTCGTTGCCCACCCGGTTAGATGCTCAACAGTGTGCCAAGAGATATGCCCGTGCTGAGACAGGGTGAATGAACAAGCCCTGTCTGCAATGTTGGTCTGACTAAATACACCGTCAGAACTCGTCTGCGGAGGCGTGCATTTCGTTGTGTCGAGAACGAATGGCAGCGTCTCCCAGCTGTCACCGTCCCAATAGGCAGCTTCGATGTAGTGAGTCTTCTTAGCAGCTATGGAGACTGTCAGACTTGCCGAACCAGGCCAGTCTATACCGTCAAACTTCTCATCGCAGCCAACATAAAACGTGTTCTTGCCTGATATGTCGGTGCTGACTCGGTCAGCTAGGTTTACGTAGGATGTTTCTCCAACTGCGGAGATAACGGTCGTTGCGCCAGCGGGTAAGTGATGTGGGGCTCCGGCAGCAAACGTAGACATGCCGTCACGACGACGGATATTACCGCCATCGTTAACTACGTCGAGAACTTCGGCAGCCTGGGTAGGTGCAGATTCTTTCTCGAATCTATTAACCCCTCCCGCCATCGGAGAGAGAGGTACTGGTGCATAGCCCCTTGCCATTGCATTACTTCTTTGCTTTAGAGGTTGGTTTCGAGGGTTTGTCGTCAGAGTAAAGAGCCAGGCGAGCCTTGAAGTCTTCGTTCTCTTTCGCAAGTCGCTCTTTTTCCAGCTGAAGCTCGGACAACTGATTGGTTACATCTGTCATCATGTCTTTCGCTAAAGTGAGGCTGTGCGCATTCCTGAACGACCCCTTGTTTAGATAGGACCATTCCGCAGGGCTTATATGAACACCGACTGCGGGAGGATCGTCACTGATCTTCGTGTATTCGATCTGGCTGTTCTTCGTGCCTACGCTCCACGTCCCACCGTCCTTGGGCGGTACGATCTTTTCAACGCCCCCATAACAGTACTTAAACGGCTTATCGCTGTCATTGATAACTAACATTAAGAGACTCCCTTCCTTCTGCGACGAATTGTCCTCGGTCCTTTTTGTCGTCGATTAAATTGCTGAAACTGCATCCAGAGACGACCATAAGACATCATCTGCTGAGATGTTGCCTCCTCGTCCCTGCGCAATAATTTAAGAGCGGCACCTAAAGACACGACTTCCACCCACCGAGGGGAGAGAGGGCTCGTGTCACCAGCAGCCGTCATATGATAAGGTGTAGCGATATAGTAAATTCTAAGGGTGGTTGCCGATGCAGGCTTAGGCAAGAGTTGAATCCTGGGTGACTGAGCGTCTGTGCTCGGCCCATAGAGTGTGTACTTGTGCCGGGTAAAGTCGTTCAGAACTGTCGTTGTGTCAAACTCGTCTAATTCCAATGGGGACACGTAAGAAAGCTGAAAAGGAGCGCTTGAAGTGGAGATATCATCAACACGATAAATTCCCTCAACGCCCACCACATCAGGCAGATCCACCGGCTGTGTCGTTGTCGAGTAAGCCAGGTCTTCGGTAAGCAGTGCGTCACCGGGGTAATTAATAGCCAGTTCTGTGCCCATTTCGATGAGCTGATTATTGATCGCTTCATCCATATTCTCGGTAGACCAACGCTCACCGTCCAGGTCGCCAGTGTCACGCTGCACTCGATAACGAATGTTGGCTAGCGTCTCAGCTGTCTTCCTGGTGGCAGCCATTACATCGTCTTCCCTGTTTCTTGCATACCGAGAGATGTGCGTTTGGCATTCTTGAGCATGAGTTCGCGGTCTTTTTGAGCCTCAACCTTGTCGATATGATCCCAGAACGCCTTCTTCTCAGCGGCTATCTCGTCCATGATCTTCTGTTCCCAGCGAGACCC